TACGATGTCCCTTAAAATGGCACATAACGAGTATGGCTTAACCGCAGTGCGTCAGCATTGAGTGTAACGCCGGTTAAGCCCTGTTATATGCAGTAACCGCAGAGAAAATTTAATTTAGCTTGAGGCAGGACGCCGAACACGCAGAGAGGATTAAAAATGGCAATGAAAGGCCAAAAATATAAAAAGGATAATTTAGACAACTGGAAAAATGATTGCGTCTATACTCCCGAATGGTTAGCAAAAAGAATATGTGAAAGATACCCTTTGTCTGGCATTGTTTTGGAGCCATGTAAGGGGAAAGGGTCATTTTTGAAATATATGCCAGAAGGTTCTGAATGGTGCGAAATACTTGAAGGAAAAGATTTTTATGATTATTGTAAAAATGTTAATTGGATAGTGACAAATCCGCCGTATTCGCAGTTTGATAAGTTTTTAGAAAAATGTTTTAGTATATCTGATAATGTTGTTTTATTGGTTCCATGCTCTAAAATATTTACATCAATAGGAAAATTAAGGACTATTTTTAATTATGGTGGATTTGTTGAGTTTGGAATATTGCCAAGTGGTAAAGCTGGATTCCCGTTTGGATTCCCGTCTGGAGTATTTTATTTTAAAAAAGGCTATAAAGGCGAAACTAAAATATATATGTTTGAATGTGAATAGCGAGCCACGGACGGCGAGCCAGAGTTAAGCCATGTCATATAACGTTTGGCGGCTTGCCGAAGTGCCGCATAGCAGAAACTTCGGATTTGAGCAGGAACTTTCTTGCGGCATTTTGGCAAACCGCTGTTATGCGTATGTGCCGACTTGTTTAGCAGGAATTTCATTTGGAACACGAATAGAAATTTTTAATTAAACCATAAACGAAATGACAAAAGATTGGACAGGAAACAGCAACAGCATCTATAAGACTTTAGGTGCAAGCAATCATACTGACAAAGAAAGGCAGAATGAGGATTATTACGCAACAGACCCAAAAGCAGCCGATTTGCTTTTAGAACTTGAAAAATTTTCGCCAAACATTTGGGAGTGTGCTTGCGGTGAGGGGCATTTGAGTAAGGTGTTTGAAAACGCTGGGCACACAGTAAAAAGCACAGACTTAATGGATAGAGGATTTGGCGAAACAGGAATAGACTTTTTGAGCATTGACAATTTGGAATGGAACGGAGATATTATTACAAACCCACCTTACAAGTATGCACAGGAATTTATTGAAAAGGCATTACAGATTATACCCGAAGGAAACAAGGTAGCAATGTTTTTGAAGATACAATTTTTGGAAGGCAAAGGGCGAAAAAAGCTATTCCTATCACAACCACCAAAAACCGTTTATGTTTCAAGTTCTCGACTGCTTTGTGCAAAGAACGCTGAATTTGATAAAATGATTGCTGGTGGTGGGAGTGCTGTTGCTTATGCTTGGTATGTGTGGCAAAAAGGCTTCAATGGAACGACAGAACTCAAATGGTTTAATTAAAAATTTCAAACGAGAATGTCAATCGGAGAACGTCAGCAAGGCATTACGCATAACATTCAGGGTGTAGGCGATAGGCCGGGGAGTGAGTAAGATGAAACAGAATAAGATATATTTCCGGCTTTCGCTTACGCCGTGTTATATGACGTGGGCGGGGGGAAAAAGTTTATGATAGAATCTTTAATAAATACAGTAATACAGGGTGACTGTCTGGACGTGATGAAGTCCATGCCGGATAAGTGCGTGGATTTAGTTTTAACTGATCCGCCGTATGGATTGGGGGAAAGATTATCAAGAGGTGCTGGAAAACATAAAAATTTAAGGATGCGGCTTGATTATGAAAATGGTTCACAATGGGACGAAAAACCCGATGAAAGATATTTTAATGAAATGTATCGGATTTCTAAAAATCAAATTATATGGGGGGGGAACTATTTTTCAATGCCGCCAACAAGGGGGATTATCGTGTGGGATAAAAAACAAATGATGCCTACATTTTCACAAATAGAATATGCTTGGAGTAGTTTTGACAGACCGGCAAAAATGTATTCACAGAGAACAATAGACGAAAAAGAAGTAAGATGTCACCCTACGCAAAAGCCAATCAATTTAATGATATGGATATTGCAAAACTATTCAGAACAAGGCATGACAATATTTGACCCGTTCGCCGGAAGCGGAACAACGGCGATTGCCTGCCTTGAAACAGGACGGAATTATATTTTGGTTGAAAAAGAACCGGATTATGTAGAGATTATAAACAAGCGGATCAGTACATGGAAAGAACAGGGAAAATTATTCCCCGCCCATGTCATATAACAGTAATTATGCGAAGTAACTTCGGGATAACTGAATGAAAAAGATAATACTCGTAAAGCGTGATGACGGCTCCTTCGTTCCCGCCTACACCGAGGACAAGGAGATATGCGACAAGATGAAACCCGGCGAGTATATGATGAAATATTGTAAGCCGAGAAACCCACGGGCACATGCGCTCGCGTTTGCCATGGCGCGGTGTACACTGGAAAATATGCCTGAAGACAGATATCCATTTTGGGTGGAATTATACAGGGCAAACAAGCATCGGGCGCCATATTTCTTTATTAAGGCGCTGGAGCTGGAAATTGGGGAAGCCGACCCATACCAGAGGCCAGACGGGTCGATTGGCATGATCCCCAGGTCGATCGCGTTTGAATCAATGAGCGAGGACGAGTTTGCAGTGATACTTGATGCGTTGTCTCGCCAATGCGCTAAATACCTCGATATCACCGAGGAGGAGATGCGCAGAAACTATATTGCATATCTATAATGGGAGCGAATGGGAATGACAAAACGAAATGACAGGTATATCACCGTAAGGATTGACCCGGCACTTTACGGAAAATGGCAAAAGCATGTAGAGAGGTTTCACGGATGCAGGCGTGCTGGAAGGACGAGTAAGATCATGGAGATCAACAGCGAGGTGTTTACCGAGGGGATAAAGCGAGAGATGGGAATATGATCACTCTACTACATGCAGAAAACATCAGGATCGTCAGCGCAAACAGGAGGCTGATGAAGGCGCGGAACCGGTTTATATCCTCTCCGGATTATGCGGCGTTTAAGCGGGAGCTATACCTGATGACGCGACCGATACGACTTGAGCCAAACTACTATATGCAGGTATATGTCGAGTGTTTCGCAGATATCGACAATATCATCAAGCCAGTTCTCGACGCGTTGCAAATGAGGGGAGTTATCGATAACGACAAGAACGTGGTGAGGCTGGACATGCACAAGGTCCACACGCCGAAAAGCAAACCAGGGACGATCATAGTGCGTGGTATCGGCAACTATGAAGACGACATGGGAGGTGCGATAAAAGATGCTTGTCGATGCTGAAAGAAAACTATGCCCGATATGTCAGAAGCGTGAAGCAGAACAGCGACATCATGTGTTCCCGCAGACCAAGATGAACCGCAAAACATACGGATACCTGCTGGACGAGCCGTTTAACATCATCCTGGTGTGCTGCGACTGTCACGCGGGGCACGCAGAGATGGCCGGCAGGGTAGAGGGGGAGATGTGGTTCAGGCAGCAGGCATTAAAGCATGGGTATGTACTACCTCCGGCGTCAAAGACGCTGCAGGCGAAGGTCAAATTTGGATATAAGATAAATGAGACATAAAATTGTTATTGACTTTTAAGTAAATAAATGCTTAATTATTGATATCATGACAACAGAAGAAGTGACAAAAGCGCGGCTCGCACAGATGAAGCGCGCAAGAGAGAAGCGCAAGCCAGACGCGTCTGCTGGTGGAAGTCGACCACGCGTTCATGGCAACGGGAATAGGAAGGACGTAGGACAGCGCGAACAATTATTCATCGCTGAATATCTGAAAGACTTCAACGCCACAAGGGCAGCAAAGGCAGCGGGATACAGTGAGAAGACCGCGCATGTCACCGGGCACAAATTGCTAAATAAAGGTAACATAAAAGAACAGGTCAATGCCAAGTGCAAGGAGATACTCGACCAGAGCAATGAGGCTGCTGCTAGGATCATTAAAGAGTATGAGCGGTTGGCATTCGCTGATATGAAAGACTTCGTCGAGAACAGTGGCGACCATGTGGTAGTCCGCAACCTTGAGGACGTAGATGGGCGTATCATACAGAGCATAGAGTCGCATCCCGTGGTGAACAACCGCGACGGAATAGTAGGGCATGCGGTAAAGATCAAGTTGCACGACAAGAAAGGGGCACTGGATGCGCTTGCGAAATATCGAAAGCTGCTCTCTGACACGGAAGTCAAGACGGAAATCCACATACACATAGACGAGGACGATGAACGACTCTGACAATGTCGTGCAACTCATCAATAAGAACTTCCGCAAAACCGAGAAGCAGGTGGAAGCTGTCAGGCTGCTTGCATCTGACCATCAGCACATCATGTTGTATGGTGGTTCAAGGTCAGGAAAGACTTTCATCCTTCTGCGCTCGCTTGTGATCCGTGCGCTGCGAATACCGAGCCGACACCTTATCACACGCTTCAGGTTCAATCACGCAAAGCAGTCCATATGGTATGATACATTCCCAAAGATGATGAAGATGTGTTTCCCGACGGTCAAATACGAGGATAATAAATCTGACTGGTTCTGGCGGTTCACTAATGGTTCAGAGATATGGCTGGGAGGACTTGACGACAAGGAGCGCACTGACAAGATTCTCGGCAATGAATACGCCACCATCTATTTTAACGAGTGTTCACAGATATCGTACGATTCCATCACCACTGCGCTGACGCGCCTCGCGCAGAATACAGCGCTGACAAACAAGGCGTACTATGATCAGAACCCACCAAGCAAGCGTCACTGGTCATATGCAGTGTTCGTTGAGGGAGTAGACCCGGTGGGCAGGACGGCGCACAAGATGCCGGAGTTGTACGGATACATGCAGATCAATCCAACCGACAACAGGCAGAACTTACCACCGACATATATCGAGAACATCCTTGAGAACCTTCCGCTACGCAAGCGCAAAAGATTCCTTGATGGTGAGTTCAGTGACGACAACGAGCGCGCCTTGTGGAAGCGTTGGATGATCGACGACTTCAGAGTCAAGGACGCGCCGTACCTGTCCCGCATCGTGGTGGCGATCGACCCCGCGGTGACCAGCAGCGAGACCAGCGAT